CATGTACCATCTTCATCCCGTTCATTGAACCGGACCAGTCGGTGAGTACCATGATGCAGGTGGACCTCGCATCGGCCAATCGCATCTCGTAGAATATCTTCTTGTTCCACTCACCACCATCAATGGGTGGTAGTGCCAACCTCACAATCCCACGCTTGTCAAGCCGACCATGAAACTTCTCGCTATCGAATTGGACACGGGCTTGTGCTTGTATGTAGCGTCTGATTTGGTTGGCAAATGATCGGCTCGACGCATTGTCAGGCATGAAACTGCCCGGTGAACCGCAACTGTGGTAGCTATCATGCGACACCGGCTCATTGCCGTGCTTGGTACAGTCCACCACATTGATTAGCTTTTGTGGCATAAGTACGACACTACCTCTTGAGTAGTCAGTCCAATCAATCCCGACATTCCCAGCCGGTGCATTTGGGTCTTTAGGTTTCCATTCGTCATGCTGGGAGGCGACAGCTTCCTTCCAATGTATAATTTTGCCCTCGCCGGGTAGCTTGCCTTCCGCATCAGTAAGTGGGCCACATTTACCTTGTTCCGATTGTGCTGGTGCATCTGCTCCACCATCGCCGCCGTCATCATTCGATTCATCCTTGCCCTGTTGACCTTCACCCTCACCTTGACCATCACCTTCTCCTTCCTCACCGGGTTCCTTACCTGACTCGTCGTCCTCTTCAGGTGGGCCATCGTGTCCCTTCTGGCGACACTCTTCAAGCTTCTCGTCGTCAACGTCAGGGTACAGCCGCTTCACTAGGTCTATTGCTACGTCCCATGTTTCATATGGGTCCTGTGTCTGCTCCATTCGCTCGACCCAACCCTCGTTCACTAGATCATCCACCAGTTTCCCGGCTACTGGCGGCAGGCTATTCATAAAGAGGTGTCGGTTGGTATTGGACCAACTGTCCCACGCCATGCGGGATAGCTGCCCCAATGTAGTGACTGCCATCGGAGCTATGTCCTGCTCCGTTAAATTCTCGGGCCACTCATGAGCACTAGAGGTCCACTTCTCACTAATCTCTTTGATAGTCCGTGAGTTGTGCATACCTAGTGCCTTGGCGTCACCACTGTACATCTGTGCTACCTCTCGCTCCATCCCATCATCTTCAATGATGTTGTACATAGCACATACTGCATCGGGTGGTTTAGCTGCGTTCATAATGGTGAACGCTTCGGGCCTTGAATGGTGACCACACTCATGTATCACGTAACCGTACAGATTATCGAGCGCCTCTTGAGTGACGGGCTGCTTAATCTTGGGGAGTATGATGCGCTCCCCATTGGTCATGGCTACGTTAGCAGAGTTTGTCCACTCCAACGTGACACCATGTGACTGGCATCTACGATGGAGTACACTGGTGATGTGGTCAACATCCAATACGGATGCAATCTTAGTCATAGCGTCCTCTCAAATACCTGATGAAACATATCTCTGACGGTGGCCTTGTCGTCACCGCACAGCTTGTCGTACCATGTGAGTTGGAGGCCCAGCTCTATGCTGCCTGTCATTGCAGTCTTCTCGACCCATGCTAACAGGGATCGGACACTGAACGTAGACAGTAGGGTCTGGTCCTCAAACGCTAGGCGCACTAGCTTGGCGAACTCCAGCATACCGTCAATGATCTGTATGTTCAGATCGCAATGCTTTTTGAGTATGCGCCTCTCTTGCGCTTTACTAAGGTACTTAACTTCGATAGATGCACCCACTCTGTCAAGCGTAGATGCGTCTTGGACTTCAGCATCGAAGATACCCGTTTCATCACCTGATCCACATGTATTATCCGTAAGAACGTACCACCATCGACCGACAGGTGCAGTGAGTTTACGGTCAGCGCTGGTCCGACCCGGTGCATCTGGGAGCATAAGGCTGCGAGTGTTCTTCTCTCGGAGCGACTGAAGCACGAGCGCTGCATTGTGTCGAAACGCTTCATCTTCGATGAACATACCACCGTATTTGAGCGAGTCAGTAAGGAGTGTTGGCTCCTGCTTGATGAACATCTTACCTTCGGCATCATACTCTACTCCGGGTGAACCAAGGAAGTGTCCCTCTCTGGTCTCTCGGTTACATGACATGCGCCACGCCGGGATGATAAACTTAGCGCACCACTGTTCAGCGAGGCAAGACTTACCAGTCCCTTGGAGACCGTGAAGCAATGTGGTATCTCCGCAAGACATAGCGAGCGCAAATTTTTCCGTAACTTTCTTGTTCCAAATCCAGTGGGGATCGACAGCCGGGATATGGAACTGGGCCTCTTCATCCCAATCTTCAAGCTTGAACATTGGGAAGGCAATGTCCGGTATCTCTTTGGGTTTCCAGAATACGTCGCTGAAGAGCACAAACCCTTCGGGTTTGTCAATTTTGAACTCAGCAATCTCGGTGAGGGGGTCGGTGACATTAGCCATTTCCTCTTGTTGTCGGGTCTCGACAATGGCAGCGATCACATCACTGTCATACTTACCCTTGAGTGAGCTACCCTGCGGCATCATCTGCTCCTTGTGTCGGCTTGCCATTGATGGCGGTGAGTTTAAGTTCCAACAGCAGGCGAGGCTTTTCACCACCGTCTGTGTTATTGAGCACGACCTCTAGCTCTGCCGTGTCGTTGTCGCAATCGAACATCAACCCTATCAGTGTGCGAACGAAGTCGTCCATCACTAGCTGATCAGCAAGGCCAATGTCCTTGGTCTTTACTTCGTCAGACATTTCTTGTCTCCTTCTGGTTCAAACTTGTGCCATGTGTCCCCGTCAGGGAATGTGAACGTGTCGTCCTCACTCCAACCGGGTCGCTCGTTAATTAGGTAGATGACCTTCGCTACTAGGTCAAAGTTCTCACGTTCCAGTGAGTCGATGATCTGCTTACTCGTGTGCTTTCGCACCACAGTTGCGGCAAGTCCACTCTCTACCGAGGGTGTCATGGTCTCCGGTTTTGAGCCACTCATGAACGCACCTTGAGGTCAATGAGAGGTAGAGGGGTCCGCTTAGTAACTGCTGCTCCATCCTCACACTCATGTTCTGCTTCCACAGCAAGGCTGGGTATGTTGCTCCCCTCTTTATCCTCAGTGACGAACGGTTCTTCCATGAGGGCGGCAAGTTCATTGGTCTTGCTAAGTGCTGTCGCATCCATGTGTTCATCGGTCTCTTCCTCGGCTGCCATTATTTCCAGCTCTTGCAATTCTTCTAGGGTGTGGTACTTGCCGAACACTGGGTCAGTGAACCACACATCGTGGCTCAATACACCGGGCCACTTGTTATCAAGGTCGTTCATCGTGTCGAACATTGGCTGCCGGTCTCCAACATACTGACTAATAGTATGCTGGTCGTCGTACTCGTTCACCCTCATTATGAGTCGCATCATCAATCATCCCTCCTCTCTCTCTTTCCGTCGTCGCTTCGCTCCGACGGAAAAGAGAGAGGAGAACCTCGTCACCACCCAAGCTACTGCCAGTGTGCCGCAGCCCAATACAAAGACAGGTAAGAGCAGCGTTCCAGCTATGAGTAGGGTCACCATTATGATACCTACGATGACTGCTATTAACATGTACTCCATGATCTTATTCATTTGTTACACTCCTTCCGTTGTCCGAACTCATTACGACATACAGTAGGGGCAGTACACTCTGCCGTTACTGCTGCCTCGTGACGATCACGTAATAGCTCACCGACTTCCCATATGCGGTAGCTAATGAGGCATAGTGCTACCACTATGAAGTTGAGTATTACATAGTGACACCAGTTGTTACTGTTCATTGGAGGATGCTCCGTTCAGGTATGATAAGGCTCGGTGAGTTGACGGCCTTGTTGAAGGCCACTAGCCTGTCGTAAAGATCATTGACAATATGGGCGCTCCCTTCACATGCCTCACGCTCAGTGTCAGCGGGGCCATGATACTCATACTGCTCGTCGGTGTAATACCAACCCGGACCACTGAACCATGGTTCAGTACCCGATACTTCAGTTATCTTCATGATGTACATTACTGTTCTCCTTCTAAGCACCAAAGAATAAAGAATACTATGGCAAGGGCTGCGTTGCCATACAACCCGCAGCATACAGCAAGGCCGAGGAACACTAGACTGTGCCTACCTTAGCACCACGATGCCACAGTATAGGGTCGGCCTTCTTCTTGCCATCAATCTTCTTGCGGTACACATCGTGAGCATACACTACCTCTTCGACCTGCACCTTAACAATAGTCTTGCCGTCATTGCTCTTAGTGTGGCGTTCAAAGCTGCGTGTGACTGGCCGTCCGTTACTTGAGATAGCCACGGCGTGCCGCATCCACCTGTCCTTAAAACGCATACGTCCTCCTTCAGTGGCACATAGCCACAGTCATCTGATTTCAAATCACCCACTGATACGGGATAGTTGACACCACCCCACCATTTAATGGCTGCCATATGCACCTTGGGTGTTATGTTGCGGGCACACTCCATGTTACCGCACTGTCGTTGGCTGCACCATGTCCTGTCCCTATAGCACAGCATGGAGACACACGATAGTGATGAGCAGTAGCCCGAGCACTACCCGTGCTTGCTTCAGTCGGTCGTCTTCCATTTCTCTCGTTCCTTTAGCTCAGCGAATGTCGCTTCCCAATCGTCGGGAAGAAACCCAATGGCCCACTCCACACCACGCGCGAACTGTGTCTTGCCTGTTCGACAGTTGAAGCGACACGTACCGTCACGTAGCTCCAACACTTCCCGTTCCAGTGCGGAACGGGTCATGTTGCAGGGTGGTTGCTTACTCACCAATCACATGCTTGCGTATGTACTTGGCGATCTGCTTGAAGCTCTTGTTGTGGAGGTCATTCATCTGGACGAGCTTGTCCATGTGAGTGTTGGGCAGGTTGAGCTTGGACCATGACGGCACTGAATACTGTTCAGTGCGACCGTACTTCTTGAGTGCCTTGTCCGTCTTGTACTTCGGGTCATTGAAGGTCAGTTGACGAGGCCGAACATCACGTTCTTCCTTCGACAATCCAGTCCATGACTTAGGTTCCTCTTCAGTGGTGGTGAAGCCTTCCACTATGCACAGTACACCGAGGCAACAGAATGAATCTTCATCCTTCACTGGATCATACTCACCCAGTTGTCCTTGGCACTGGTCGTACTCACCTGACTCCAGTGCATCACACCACTTGCGAGCCAGTCTCTTGTTCAGTTTCTTTGTACTCATTTCAAATCTCTCCATCTACGTCGTGGAAAATAAACGAACCGGCTACCACTAGGTAGTCGGCTCTCGTTAAGCTCCACCTCACGCGAGGTGAAACGGATCACGTTCTGTAGCCCAGTGAGGACACCATTCTCAATGGTGGTCCATCCATCGTAGGTTTGGAACGCCTTGCGGTGGTCGTTCTTAATCACATACATCGAAGTCACCTGTGTCCATTAGCTCAAGGTCATCGAGCGATACTATGGGTGTGTCGGGTGTAGACATGATGATCTCAGTAGCTACTACCTGACCATCCTGTGTTACGGAGTCACGTTGAGTGATCACTTGATTCAAGTGACACTTCAACCTGTTGACCACTGTCTTGTACTCACCAGTCATAGTGCCCACCATCCACCATGCTCTCGTATCCACCCAATGTGGCGTCCGTTACGCAAGACAGGTATGCTGCCGTGCAACCAGTGCCCCTCGTTATTGAGAGGCGGGCCAAACCATAGCTTGGTCATGGTCGTGTCCTTTAGTAGTTTTCAAAATGCTGGTACATATGTACATACCAGAACCAGTAGTCCTCGATGCTGTGGTAGTTCATCAGTCATTGAACCAGTAGGCTACACCTACATAGTACCCATCACCAGCTACGAGAATGTCATCGCATCCGGGTTGGGACACCATAGGTGTGGCTGTCTTACCGTCTGGTCCCATGCTATACACATCGAAGTACCTGTTCACAGGTACTTGACTCTTGTACTTGCGCTTGGGTCCGTTGCCATTGACATCCTTGAAGCTGAGGAACACGTACTCATTACCCCACGGGTCAGTGGGTGTTGGTAGGTTGAGTTCGTCGAGGCTAACAGGGAACCTGTTGTGCATCAACTCAAACCTCTGTATCTTGAGGTTCACCTCGCCCAGCTTGCCAATAGCGTTGGCAATACGTGCTCGTGTTACATAGCCGGGTCGTGCGCCGTCAGGCTTGCACTCAATGCCTGCGTTACCGAACGTGGCATTAGCCATGATCAATAGGATGCTGGCAATCACCAGTCCTATCAACAGTTCGAGCAGGGTCAGTCCTTGTTGCTTCTTCATTGGTCTCTCCAATGGTGGGTTAATAGGCGGGGGCCTGCCTTTACACTCGACCTCTGGTCCACAGGACGTAGTCTAGTAAGACCTTGTCAGCGACAGTGCAGATATGTGGTGTATCTTATATCCATAGCTACTTGGTGAGGGCAGGTCCCCCTTATGTTCTTTAACTGGTGGCTCCAGTTTTCCACTCGGTCAGTCTACTTGCAGAATAGCACGGCTAGTTGGAATAGTTATGGCGCCTTCTTACTGTGTCCGTTCACCTTCCGCGTTCGATTAGTTGAGACTGGATGCCACCATTAAAAAACACACGTTCTGTGGGACTACCAAAGCGTACGCGCGAGCGCACACATACATATAGCTGCGCCGCCAGTGCCACGCCGACCACACCTATGAGCAAGGACACAGTACCTATGGTACTGTGCCTAGATGTGCGCTTGTATAAGGCACTGTAGCGACGACTTTCAGGTAGACATACCGATACATAGCCGGGCTTTTAAGTTAGCTACCTTCTGTCCAACCGGCCATAGGCCGAGAGCAAACCCATTACGATGGGCACGGGTAATCCATCACGGGACCACCAAAAGAGCACACTCAAAGAGTGTGCTCGATGGTAGCTCCAGCCTACGGCTGGAACGTGCCTACCGGACCAATCATGCCCCGGTCATTGAGGGCATCGAAACGCTCCCTCAATGCGTAGGCCAGCTTGGTCTCGCCACGCTGGTTCTTCCGTGCATAAAGCACGACCTCACTTCCTTTGGAAGTGGCGTGAGCTGCGGCCTTTTCGTTCATCTTGGCCAAGTAGCCTTCGGCTACCTCCACCTTCGGCGTATCACCAACTGCCGGTGCTGCTTTAGCAGCAGCCGGGGCAATAGCGTCAGCGGTCAACGCCGTGACCAGCGCATCAATGCTGGTCGCTTGCTGCTCAATGGCAGCCATTACGTCCTTTAAGGACGTTCTCTTGTCACCCATTTTCAACTCCTTCGGGCCATTTGGCCTCGTCTGTTGGGCATCATCATTCTCTCCCCTCTCTAGCAAGGGAGTCGTAAGACTCCTCCCTTGCGAGAGGGGAAGTTTCGGAGCCTCGTACGCGGTGATTACCACGCGGGAGGCGGCGAATCCAGTGAGATGATCCCCAGTGAAACTGGGGTATCATCGTAGTATCCTTCGTCGTCTACCAAAGGTAGACCGTAGAACTCCAGTCGTTCCCATTGGGAACTACACTGGAGCATGTGAGTCTGCATTTCCCGCTCCACTTGTTCATCTGTGATGAACACTGGAGGGGCACGGTTCGCCATGAACTCGGCGGCAGCAGCACGAAGTGCTGCATCAACTGTCATCGGCATCGTCTAGCTCCTTTAAGCTATCGTAGATAGCTTGGTCGTGTGCTGCAATGATGTCGTCGTAAGTCACTATGTGACTTCCGTCATGTTCGACGACTTGGGTCAGGTCCATTTCAGGACACCCTTGGTGTCCTGTTATGCCCTGTCCCTTGGGGCCTTGCTCTACATCTAGCGTAGCTAGATGAGCCAGCTCTGCTGGACTTGCTCCGAGGTTGGTCATTTTGCTCTCCTAGGGGGACGGATTCCCCCCATCACAAAGTGATGTGGGGGGAATCCTAGTCCCCAAGTTCTCCTCGCGTGGTAGTTACCGGGCGCGATACGCGGTATGATACCGTAACGTGTACGGACTTGTCAACTACTCTGTAGTTGATAAGTCTTGAGCAGTATGGAAGTTTCCGAATTGGTAAACATATCAACATGTTGATATGTCATATACGTGTGCGATATTATCGCCTGCGCGATGCAATAATCGTGCCATTCACCATAATCTTTCTTTATTTAACATAATCCAGAGGATTATGTTAAGGGGGAGGGGGAGGGGTCGAAAAGCATCGTCTTCGACGAAAGCGAGGTCGTTAATTTCTCACAGAAATGGGGAACTTTTCCATCTGAATATTGTCTAATACATAAAAGAACGGTTTATGCAATCACTAGATTGCTACCATTCTAGATATGTCTCAGTACACTTGGGGCTATCTCTAGGTTCGCGCCCGACTTCGTCGGCGCTCCCATAGAGGAGAACATGTTTGAGAAGGTATGGTCTATCTTGCTTCAGGAGGCCCGTTGGCCCTTTAAGCTACTGTTTATAGCTGCGTGCGCGCTGCTATTCTTCAGTGTGACCGGCTGTACCGCGACGCCTGCCATGCAGGATGACTGCCCAGCCTACTTCTCAGAGCCGAAAGACATAGATAAGTGCAAGACGCGAGTCCTCATGCGAGAGGACCGCGCCTTCGAGGAATCACAGATTGAGGCCCGGAAAGAGCTGTGTTCAGTTCAAAAAAGGGTCTGGGTGGTGATCGGATACAATGAAGGCTGTGCAGACAGGGCAGAAATCAATCGACTGTTCTACTAATGGCCTTCGCAGAGATGATGAAGTCCCTTATGATGTGGACCATACTCCTGACAGGGTATGCGGACCCCGGCGGCTACCCGGACATCAATTACGTCCCCGCCGCCCAGCTCAACCACATGATATGCCCCAGCGCCCCTAAAGGGTGCGGGATACTAGGCGTATACCACAATGGCAAGATATACCTAGACGAAGAGCAGGACCTTAGCGAGAGTATCTACGCTAGGTCCATTTTAGTGCATGAGATCACGCATTGGCTACAGGACTTGAACAATGACTACAATTCGTTCGGTCGCCTAGCCTGCGAACAGGCTAATCAGCGGGAGGTGGAAGCGTATGGTGTGCAGAACGCATACTTGCGTCAAGCAGAGAAGTCTGGTATAATGGTCCGCAATCAAGCGCCTATGTGTACCAGATGGTTCACCATAACGCTATAACAACAGAATTTTAGTGACGGCATCTCTGGTGAGATGCTGAAGCCAGTCAAGAGTTCGCCCAGCCTGTGAAGCCCAGTCCAGAAGGATTTGTACCTGCGGATGAAAAGTGGAGGCACATACGGGTGTTCGATTGGCACACAGTGATGACGGGTCGATTCCCGTCTGCCGTCTACATTATTGTAACGACTGCACGGTAGGGGAGAGGCCGTCCCCGCTGGGTTCATATCCCAGAGATCGTGGGTTCGAATCCCACCCGAGCTACCACACGGAGATTGAATGAATTTGGATCATCTCATCAATCAATTGCCAGACACCCCCGTAGGGGGTGACCCGCCTGACGAAGTTGGGCCGGAAATCTTTGATCAGCTCAAGGACTCTCAGGGTCGATTCCGGACCCAGTCCTTATTCTGGGAGCGCAGACACGAATCGTATCCGGCCCACTTCACTTTGAAGAAGCGGCCCATAGAGCGGGACGGCAAGACATACATCAGTCTCTACGAGAAGTACATGGAGATAAGCGACCCCACAGAATATCAAGTCGCAATCAGGCTTCTCGGGAGCTGGGACCACTGGACTGCTTTATGCAGCGCTAAGTGGTTTCAAGAACACGTAATAGGATGGCGGGAGGAACTCAAGATCAAACTTGACTCTGAGCGCTACTACGAAGCCAAGAGGTTAGCCAATGCCCGTTCACTCCCAGCCACGAAGTTCCTCGCGGAAAGGTGGGGCGAGGAAGAAAAAGAAGTCAAAAAAAGAGGGCGCCCGTCGAAAGAAGAAAAAGCGACGCACCTAAGACGACTCCAGCAGGAGTCTGAAGACCTCACCGCAGACGCAGAACGTATAGGTATCAAAGCAGCATGACAGCATCAGACGGCGCACACATCTTTCCGCCCCGCGCGGACGACCAGCGGATCATCGACGCTATAGCAGCGCAAGGTGGTCCCTTTGGCTTTGGTGTTGACGGAGACTTCCGTCGAGCACTGGGCCAGTTCTTAAGCCTGTCCGATGACAAGATACTAGCGACATCGACTGACGATATGTGGCGACTGTACCTTGACAGCGTAGGGCTAGTTAATGCAGCAGAGCCATTTGACTTTGCTTTAGAAGCAGCAATCGTCGCAGGCCGAGGTGCTGACAACTACGTATCAAACGGAGTCACAAATAATCCCGAAGGTGTAAGCGGTTCAACACGCTCCGATATCTGGTGGGATCAGTCCGGACTGCAAGTCTACACCTACAGAAGCACGTCACCAAGGTACGATCAATACGATGTGTCTCCTGCATGGTCGGTCGATCCCGGCGCACCTAGCACTTGGACTAACCGTAGAACCTTTCAGAACACTCCAGTTCAAGGCACGAACGGAAACTGCTTACAAATATTCGCTGATGGAACAGGGTATTTACGCGGTATTTCTAGTGGCGGCAATACGTTTCTGCAAACCTTTGCACTAGGAACAGTACACGATATTTCGACTTCGGCACTAGTAACAAATTCTGCACTTACAATTCTCGGGGCTGGCGGTGGTATATCAAGGTATGGTCCAGATGAAGAATCAGTTTTTGTGGCACTAGGCGGCGCGACACCATCCATACGAAAATATGCACTTCCGCAACCATCTCTTTTAACAGGTGCAGTTGCGGGATTCGACTTTGATCCCATTGCAGATACAGGTGGAATACAAGGTTTTTGTATATCGGGAGATGGATTGTTCTTGTACGCAGCACGAAATTCTGACAAGCGGCTAGTGTCATGGGAGTTTGCTAATCCTTTTGATATGTCGTCAGTGGTAGAGTTTCAGGACACAAGCGGACCCCTATTAAACGCGGGATCAAATTTCTTTGTCCCAGCAGGATTCCAATACCGCAATGATAATGGCGATATTACTCTGGGTGATTCTTTGAAGTCAGGATCAGCCAATCAAAGAATGCAAGTACTGAGCATACCCTAATGCCCAAGGTTACTGCGGATGACATCCGGCAGGCAGCCGAGGATGATCTCCTAACATTCATAGCCCTTGTAGCGCCCCACCGGGTGCTCGGGCACGCACACAGAGACCTTATCAAGTGGTGGCTCCGCGACGGAGCAGGCTCACATCAGATGTGTCTACTGCCACGGGATCACCAGAAGAGTACAATGGTTGCCTACCGCGTAGCGTGGGAGATCACGCGCAACCCCGCAGTGACGGTGCTGTACATCAGCGCCACCTCCGGACTCGCAGAGAAGCAGCTTAAGTTCATCAAGGACATCCTTGAACATCCGAAGTACCGTAAGTACTGGCCGGACATGATCCATCCAGACGAGGGCAAGCGTGAGAAGTGGACCAACACAGAGATCATGGTTGACCATCCGCTGCGGAAAGCCGAAGGGGTCCGTGACTCGACTGTCTATGCTGCTGGCCTTACAACTCAGATTACAGGACTCCATTGCAACATCGCCGTACTCGATGATGTTGTCATCAAGGAGAACGCTTACACCAACGATGGACGGGAAAAGGTTGAGTCCCAGTACTCTCTCTTGTCGTCAATCGAGACCACTGACGCTCAAGAATGGATCGTGGGAACACGATACCATCCGAAAGACCTTTACGGGACGCTCGTTACAGCGACTAAAGATGTGGTTACAGAGGATGGCGAAGTCATCGACTCTGAGCTTATCTATGAAGTGTGGCAGAAAGAAGTAGAGGACATGGGAGATGGCACGGGCCAGTACCTATGGCCCCGCCAGCAACGGGGCGACGGTAGATGGTTCGGTTTCAACGCTAAGATACTCGCTCTCAAACGAGGCCAGTATCTGGACCGCACCCAGTACTACGCACAGTACTACAACAACCCTAACGATCCGGGTTCAGAGGCGATAAGTAGTGAGTACTTCCAGCATTATGATAGAGAATTTCTCAGGAAGCGAGATGGCGTCTGGACCTTTAACGGCAAACCACTTACGATCTTCGCGGCAGTTGACTTTGCTTTCTCTCTTCGCAAAACAGCCGACTACACAGTCGTGGTCGTTGTTGGTGTTGATGCAGAAGGTAATGTCTATGTCCTTGACATTAAGCGCAAGCGCACGAACAAAACCGCCGACTACTATCAAATGATTTACGACGCCCACATGAAGTGGGGGTTCAGAAAAATACGGGCCGAAGTCACGGCTGGTCAAGCGGTAATCGCGGAGCGGATTAAGGATGATATCCGCCGCGACGGATTATTGCTGTCAGTCGATGATTTTCGGCCAACCCGCACGATGGGTACAAAGGAGGAACGGATACATGCTGCTCTTACACCTAGGTATGAGAACCATTCAATCTGGCACTATGCTGGTGGACTATGCGAAGAACTGGAGCAGGAGCTTATCCAATACAATCCTGCATTTGATGATATCAAAGATGCCCTCCATTCCGTCATGGGAATTATCCGTGTACCTAATAAAGCTCAGAGGCGCCGCCCTCGTAGTACCGTCGTCAGTCATCCTAGATTCGGAGGAGTCGCAGCCTAATGCCTAGAATTGCTAAAGCCGTACAAGAGATCAATACGCTTATGCGGCACGATGATCTATCGGACTTCGTAACAAATAAATACACGACATGGCGCCTTAGTCGCCGCCATTGGGTAGAAGACGCGAAGGAGCTGCGGAACTACGTCTTCCAGACAGACACTTCGCAGACAACGAACAAGACGCTGCCGTGGAAGAACACGACGTCCATTCCCAAGATTTGCCAGTTACGGGACAACCTGCACGCCAACTATATGGCTGCACTGTTCCCTAATGACAACTGGTTCAAGTGGGAGGCGGCCACGCAGGATGGGGCTACGCTAGCAAACGCAACCCTCATCGAAGCGTACATGAAGCAGAAGATTCGGGAATCAGAATTCAAGCGGGTGATAGGCGATCTGCTCTACGATTACATTGACTACGGCAATGCGTTTGGCGAAGTCACGTACGAGAACGATGTACACGTCACCCCCGACGGTCTCACTGTAGCAATCTACAATGGACCCCGAGCGCACCGCATCAGCCCGTTCGACCTGACGTTTGATATCTCAGCGTCAAGTTTTAAGAGCACGGCAAAGATCACACGACGAGTAGTGTCAATGGGCACGCTCAAGCACGCTGCTGATATAGACCCAGCAGCCTTCGCGTGGGTAGAGGATGCGTTACAGAATACAGTAGGCGTTCGCACGTATCTCAGAAACTACGCCGACAGCGACATAGACAAATCGGAAGGCATACAAATCGACGGGTTCCATACCTTGTCGAGTTACTACTCTTCCGATTTGATTGAGCTGCTGGAGTTCGAAGGAGATACGTTCGACATCCGAACAGGCGAAGTGCAGACAGGACGCCGCGTGATAGTAATGGATCGGCGGGTAGTAGTATCCGACGAGCCGTTCGACTCGTGGCTCGGCACGTCGAACAAAGAGCACGTAACATGGAGAGACCGGCCTGACAACTTGATGGGCATGGGTCCTCTGGACAACCTCGTAGGAATGCAGTACCGTCTTGACCACTTGGAGAATCTCCGAGCGGACGTGATGGATCAGATTGCACACCCAGTCATATATCAAAAAGGATACGTTGAAGAATGGGACTGGGGTCCGGGCGAAAGAATCTTCGGTGACGTCGATTCAGATGTCCAAGTACTGCGGCCTGATGCGACGGCCCTAAACGCCGACTTCCAGATGGACCGCTTGATGCGGGACATGGAAGAGCTAGCGGGTGCGCCCCGCGAGGCGATGGGTATCCGCACCCCCGGTGAGAAGACAGCGTTCGAAGTCCAGTCACTGGAGAATGCGGCTGGTCGAATCTTCCAGCAGAAGATTCAGAAATTCGAGGAGCATCTCGTTGAGCCACTGCTGAACCAGATGCTTGAGTCAGCCCGCCGCAACATCAGCGGCATCGAGGTCGTGAAGGTTCTCGACGAAGACTTCGGTCTTCAGAAGTTCCTGACGATCTCGCCAGAAGTGATCGGCAACCAAGGGAGACTATATCCCATTGGCGCACGCCACTTCTCCAAGCAGGCCCAGCTTATCCAGAACATCTTTGGGTTCGCTAACTCGGCACTGTACCAAGACCCAGCGGTACAGACCCACGTCAGCGGCAAGAAGCTAGCCAAACTAATTGAAGAGAATCTTGGCCTCCGCGAATTCGAACTTGTCCAAGACAATATTCGAGTCGCTGAGCAGAAAGAGACCCAGTCGCTTGCATCGCAAGCGCAAGAAGACGGAGCCGCCGAAATCCTGAACCGTCAGGAATCGCTGGACGTAGAATCGGAACTTGAAGACTCAGAGGAGATTCCTGTCGATGAACCAACCTAAACAGAAGCTAGACCAACGCTGGTTTAAGGAAGATAGAGCATTACCGAAAGACGAAAGAGAACAAGCCAAAGAAGCCAGTGAAGTGGCTTTACGAAATTCAACCTTGATGTCACGACGACTCAAGGCAATTCTCGAAGAAGAATACGAGAAGTGCATTAAGCTCGAAGATGACTTCCAAAGCCCCGGCTGGAAGAAGCGCATCCTAGCTCTTAATGCTAGACGCAGAACCTTGCGAGAGATCGCAAGTATCTTACCATAGGAGGTCCGACCATGGCCGACGTGTTTGACACTGACAACAGTGACACTACCAGTGCTCTTGAAGAGCTGGTAGGCGAAGGTAAGAAGTTTGCCGATAATGAAGCCCTTGCGAAAGGGAAGCAGGACTCGGACAACTTCATAGAACAACTGAAGAAAGAGAAGCAAGAAGCGATGGATGCGCTCGCTGAAGTCCAGAAGGACGATGTCAAAGGAAAGACATTAGCTGATCTAGTGGAAGCTGTGAAAGCCGCGCAGAAGACAGACGACGAGGGTAACCAACCATTGTCTGATGAGGATTTTCAAGAGAGAGTACGAACCATTGTCAAAGGAGATTTGGATGTTGCGACCCGTGACGCCAATCGTGATAAGGGCAACTCGCTAGTACTACAGAAAGTCAAAGGCAATGTTGAAGCCGCCAGACTCTATGTAGCAGAGCGCGCTACAGCGCTTAGCACTACACCTGCTAAGCTGCGCGAGCTGAGTGAAGATAGTCCTGAACTCTTTGCCAAAGCTATGGAACTCGATACTAGTACTGCTCCCCAAGGAACGGCGCAGCTACCTAGTGTGGATACCAACAACCTTCAGCCGGTTGTCGTAGAGGAAGTGGAAGGTCATAAGACCAAAGCCCATTACGACCGCTTAAAGAAGGAGATGGGTGTTCACAAGTATCTGGACGACCGTAAGTTGCAGAATGAACTTATGGCCGACGCCATTGCACTGGGTGAGCGTTTCAACAACTAATCTCAACATGAGAGGAAATGTTAAATGCACACTACCCAAAATAGTGCCATTCTCATTCGCTCAGAGATTTGGAGTACACAACTCAAAGAAGTTCTCCTAGACGAGTTAATGGCCCAAGGATGGGTCAATTGGTTAACAGAGTTCCCTGACGGGGACCAGTTTACCATCCCGTCGATTGGTGAATCGAACGTACGAGATTATGTGGAAGATACTGACATTCAGTATGACGCCCTTGATCTTGGTGAGTTCCCCTTCACAATCACTGAGTACCTGAGTTCAGGTCACTACATCACCGAAAAGGCTCGTCAAGACCTTTTCTACGCTGCTCGTCTTGAAGCATCGTTCCTGCCCAAGCAGGCGCGCGCTTTAGCCGAGAAGATAGAAACGGATATTCTTGCCTTGAATGCCGGTGGAGCGTCAGGCGGCCAAACCGCTAACGACGTCAATGAGATCAACAATGCTGATCACCGATTCGTTGCCTCTGGCACTGATGAAACGATCACAGTTAACGATTTTGCTAAAGCGTTATACGGCTTGAAGAAAGCCAATGTACCGCAGACAAACATGATCGCTATCGTTGATCCCTCGGTGGAGTTCGCTATCAATACGATTACGAACATCACTAATATCAGCAACAACCCTCGCTGGGAAGGAATCATCGAAACAGGCATAGGCCAAGGCATGACGTTCATCAAGAACATCTTCGGCTTTGACGTGTTTGTCTCGAACTACCTACCGGATGCAAACGAAACCATTAGCGGTGTAACAACCACTGCTGGTAAAGCGAATGCGTTCTTCAGCGCGGCTGGTGGCGACATTATGCCCTACATGGGCGCAATGCGTCAGCTTCCGAAAGTTGATGGTGGTTATAACTACAACAAACAACGTGAAGAGTATGTTACGACTGCTCGTTACGGATTGAAGGTCTTCCGACCGGAAAATCTGGTTGTTGTATTGTCGGATACCGACCAAGTCTAAGGAGGAAAGTCAAATGTCTAGAGAAGAGTATTGGACTAACCAAGATGGGCTGGTTGTAGGCTTCGGCCAACGGGAAGTAGCAGAGAACTCAGCTAAGAAAATCGCAGTAGAAGGCGCGGTTGAAGAGTTGGTTCTTGATCTGAACGCAGCAGTAGAACTAGAGGACGTGCAAGCGGTCGATGGTAATGCAGTTGTGAACGGTGCAGAAGTCCCCGCTGGAAGTCTTATCATCAGTGCGACGTTAGTAGTTACCGAGGCGTTTACGTCCGGTGGCGCTGCCGTCCTTGATGTTGGTAGTTACGACGCGGACTCTGCTGCCGCTGTAGACGATGACAGCCTTTTCGCTGCCACCGCTCTCGGTGCATTGTCGTTGAACGCCGTCGTTGCAGGCGCAGGTGCGGACATCGGTGCTGTGGTAACACAGCGCGTGAAGTACGCGGCTACGTTTGACACGGCTGCTTATACGGCAGGCAAAGCTCGTATTGTAATTAAATACCAGCCTCCGGTATAGTACCCCAATGGTAAGAGGGGCTTCGGCCCCTCGAACCTTTTCATGGAGAAGTAAGTGGCAAAAGAGACACTATTAGATATCGTACAAGGTATCCTATCCGATTCGGATGGCGATCCCGTGAATACTATCGCGGCTACAGTGGAATCTGAACAGGCCGCGCGAGTAGTACGTACTATCTTCGATCATCTGGTAGACAATTCAGATATCACCTATCACGAAGGTATCGTCGAGCTAGACGCTACCTCACCCGCAACACCCAATGTAATGCTAAGACCCGCAGGCTTCTATGATGTCGAATGGGTGCGTTACAACATCAAGAACGAAACGACTGATCCAGAGCGCTACCAGAAGGTACGCTATCAGGACTCCGATGAATTCTTGAGCTGGATAATGAGCCGCGCCAGCGACGACTCTGATACAGAGAAAGTAACGCTGGAGAGCGGCTACGAGATGCTGGTCCGTAACGACATAGCGCCCACATTCTGGACGTTCCTAGAAGGCCCAGATCATTTCATCTTCGATTCGTACGACCGCACTCTCGACTCAAATTTACAGGCTAGCAAGTCGCTGGCCTATGGAAAAACGCAGCCTGTGTTAGCCTTGACAGATTTAGCAGTCCCTGATCTACCGGATCACCTGTTCAATTCGCTCAAGAGCCAAGCACGGGCTTTGTATTTTGACCTCTATAAAGATGGTGTGACAGCGAAGGTCGATCAACTTGATCGGCGTTCAGAAGTTCGTCAGCAGCGCCATCGACATCTGACAAAGATGGATAACGTAGAGAAACAAACTGGCCAAGACTTCGGACGTTTTCGACGTCGAGGTGATGGCCGAGCGCTGACTAGACGACGACAGTAGGAGACCAACTATGTCACTTGAACAAGCGAAAGCACAGATCGACCGCGATAATTGCATCGCAAATAACATCGACGCCCTTGGCAAGAAGTGGGTAATCAAGCATATCCAACACACGACTCTGTACACAGTCCGACCGGACCCAGATCGTGAGGATGCCCAAATCCCCACAGTGTTTCAAGGCAAGTACACACACCCGGAACGCGCGCAAAATCAATTGAATTTGCATTTGAACCGTTCATGGGACAAGGCTGAGACAGCGCAAGCTAAGTCTGCACCACGACCCGTTGTGGAGACAGACTCGAAGTCAGTCGATGTCGGCTTGGTTGCCAGTTCGGAAGCCACGCCTGAAGAAGTAGAATTCGTAAAGGAAATGGTAACAGAGAAGGATGCCGCAGAGACAGACGCAAAAGAACTTCTTCCGACTGAATCAGGGGCTTAACACCGAAGCCAACGAGATCAATTTTCCCGACGGTTTCACGACCGACGAGCAAAATTATGAACTCTTGGTTGATGGTTCCCGCAGACGTAGGAAAGGACTAGCCCGTGAAAGTGGAGGCGCTCCCAAAGCGACCGGCTTCACTATCAACGCGGATACTACGCTGTGCTCGTTTAAGTGGAGAGCGGTAGACGGCAATCCGGATAAGAACTTTATTGTTCATCAGATTGGCTCTACCCTTTTCTTCACTGACGATGCTGAGACTATCAGTACCACGTACCACAGTACGACCATCAGCTTGTTTAATCTTCGGCTTGACCTAGCAGTCACCGACGATGAGGTAGCTTCAAACCCGTGTCAGTTCTCAAGCGGTCGGGGACATCTGTTCTTCACGCACAGAGACCTTCCGGCACATTACATCGCATACGATGCACAGACGGATACGTTTATCGTGGAGCGTATCACGATTCTAATTCGGGACTTCGACGGGATCAATGACGGGATCGAAGTAGACGTCGAGCCGTTTGGCACGATCACCGAGGATCACAGATACAATATCCGTAACCGTGGCTGGAAGCAGGAAGACATGGATCAGTATTTCTCGGATAAGTTTAAGCATCCTGCTAAGAATTCGCTATGGTATCAGGGTTACCGGCGCTCGCCGGGCGGCACGTTCTACGATGCCGACGGCCTGCAAGAGTTTGACTCTGACAAGATCGACAACGAGGCGTTTGGTAATTCTACTGCGCCACAAGGCTCGCTCTTCTTGGACCCACTGGATACCCGCTTTGCTGCAAGCACAGCAACAGGTGGCCTAACGCTTCCGATTGACGTTGCACTTAACGCATTCAATACAGGCAACGGTGTCACAGGTGGTACGTTTCGTTTGACTATTACGGCGCACGGTCGCTCGAACGGTGACGAGATTACCATTACGGGCCATAGCTGGACGTATCTGGCCACCGGAAACATATTCTCGTTCACCTACAATAGAACGTATACGATCAATGCCGGGGGCCTTCCGACTACGTTTGCAGAGGCCAACATCGTCGATGTCAATACGATTGATATCTTCGTCCCCTCGATCCATACACAGTTTAATCAGTTCGTCACCACCACCCAAGATGGGTCTGTAGGTGGCGGCGACGCGATCAACAAGAGCGACGGCGTACGCCTATCAGTAGGTCCGGAAGCCACAGAGTTCCATGCGGGGCGTATATTCTTCGCAGGGATACGCGACCAAGAGTGGATCGACACAGTCTTCTTCTCTCGTATCGCACAGAAGCCCACTGCCTATGGCAAGGCTCACCAAGAGCAGGACCCGACAGACGCTACGTTCAATCAGCTCCAGCCTGACGATGGGGGTACAATTATCATCCCCCAAATGGGAGCGGTCAAGGCTCTCCTCTCGACTCGGAGTTCTCTCCTCGTCTTCGCGGAGAACGGAATCTGGGAGATAGGAGGCGGACGTCGCGGTGTCTTCACCGCCGACGGATACTCTGTCCGAAAGATCACGGATGATGAGTGTACGTCAACCTTCAGTCCGATCTTGATCGGAAATACAGCGATCTTCACGGGACCGAAAGGCATCTTTCAGATTGCCCCAGCCGAATTCACTGGGTTGTTAGAGTCTAAGAATATCGGAGAGAATCTTGTCCAGAGTCTCTGGAATGATATTCCCACAGCCCGACAGCAAGTTGTCAAGAGTGTATACGACGACGCGCTAAAGCGAGTCTATCTTTTGTACGGAGATGACGGCGACAATATTAACCAGTACGCTAATACTCTGATCCTCGACCTCCGAGTCGGGGCATTCTACAAGTACAAGTTCAATGCGTCTGGTACAAGTGCAGTCCTGACAGCTTACGCGATTACCGATTCGGATAGCTCGGATTCAAGGAAGAAGGTTAAGTGGTCAATCCAAGCTACGAATAGTATAGATACGGCAGACTTCGAACAACTCGACTTTGTCGATTTCGATGGAGCCGAGTCACCCCTACCCTTCATGTTTACGGGCCACGATAGTCTGGGAGACTTCCAGCGCCGACGGCAAGCCCCGATTATTACCGTACATCAGAAACGTACCGAGACAGAGTTTGTGGTCGCCGGGAACGGACTCGATCCAGTCAATGAAAGCTCGTGTCTCATAACAGCGCTTTGGGACTGGTCAGATGATGAAATATCGGGGAAGATTACTACGCCCCGAGAAGTGTACCGGCACGTACGGGCTTTCCAGCCCGCAGGCGCGGGTCCATACAACGATGGCTATCCAATAGTCACCACCCGAAATAAAGTACGCGGCAGGGGCCGGGTACTTCAACTCAAGTTCGAAGGGGCGCCTACAAAGGATACCCATATCCTTGGCTACTCGACGAACTATAAAATACAGAGGGCAGCATAATGCCAGTACATCTACCGGGTCAATCCGGAACAGGTCATGAAGCACCAGCAGTACCACAACTCGTCCCCGTAGCACCCGGACCTAGCGACTCTGGCAAACGCCAAGGTACGTCAGGTACTCGTGACACGAGCGGTCGCGGTCGTCGTGATGCTGGGCCACGCAGTGGCGTAGCTAATCCGACACCATCCACACGTATAGTCGTTAAGAAGTAATGCCTTTCTTTGTCGCTGCGGCGGTTTTAGGCGGAATCTCACTTGGCTTCGGCGCATCAGCCGCTTCCAAGAAGCGGAAGGCCGCGCGTGCGCGACAACAAATAGGAAAGATATCACGAGTGCAGCAGCGACGGTCGTTTCTGAATAAGTTCAGAACGGCTCAAGCACAAGCATTAGTGGCAGGCCAAGCTAGTGGTGCTGGACTAGAGAGTTCAGCTCTCCGTGGTCAGCAAGCTTCGAACGTAACACAGCGTGGCGTGGCACTAGGCGAGAACATTGAACAAGAGAGATTGCTAGTACGGGCAGAATCAAAGGAAGAAGATGCTGCGAAGTTAGGGTTCGCTAGCGATGTGTTCGCTACTGGATCATCTTTGTTCTTAGCATCAGCGTAGGTATATATGACCACAGAATTCGGACAGCAGGTTTTAGATGCCGAGGGAGCAGACCCCGAGGTACTAGAAGCCCAGATTAGAGCGGCACAAGAGCCGCGAACTGTGCAGGAGGCAGCGATTCAGACTAACCGTCAGAATCAAGTGCAGGCTGTGCGGGCTGGTGATGCCCCGATTGAAACCTTAATGACTGCCCCTCCCATAGCAGAGGAGGGCGGGCAGCCTAAAGCCCTGTTCGGCCAAGCGAGTATCGACGATCTCTTTGGCGTTACAGATAGCTCGGGACCTAGAGTCGCGGGCAACATCGCCGCGAATCAGGCCCACGCAGAGGGCTTTGTAACTGGCGACCACTCACAGTTCATAGAGCGTAAGGTGCAGTTCGAAAGCAACGTCCGGAGTGAGACTCACTCTCGACTACGTTCTATCCAGCAAGAGCAGGACCTATTACCGACCAAACAGCTTGATCCAGAACGCCTTGCGGGAATGACAATGGATGAGCTGTTCGACGTCACACTGCTAGAGCTGGACCGTGTACGGATGCTTCACGATTCTGTCAACCTGTTCGACGTAGCGCTGTTCGAAGCGTTCCGAGCAGGCAAGGGCGACGTGCCCTTACCCGAATTCCAGAGAGCGGTACGTACCGCAGTGCCGGGCGATCTATCGAACCTGCGTATCAAACGCTCCCTACAAGGTCTGGATGAAATCCGAAATGTAGCTAATGACATAGCTGCGATGAGAGACTACGATAACTACGGCGAGATGTTTATCGAGGCAGGACTACAGGATATGACGCCGTTCTATCCGCTGCTTTCCCGCATCGGTCTCAACAGAGAATTTCTGGAGACCCTTGAAGGGAAACCACAAGGGGGTTTCAGTGGTGTGTGGCTAGGTTCCGCCCGCAAGAAAATGCGGGAGACCCTTGTCAATGCTAGTGCCACAGAGCGGAAAGAAATCTTCCATAGATTCTCCCAGCTCGGTGACTGGCTAAACAGGAACGAAGGGATGGCTAAGTACGTTACTAATTACAACGTACTAGAGATTCTAGAGTCTGTATTCACACCCGAGGTATTCTACGGACTTGATTCGAAAGACACAGTGGATGTGGTAGTAGGCAACATGGAGACAGTGCTTGAAAGCTTGTTCTCTATCATGCTGGTAGCGAAACCTATTGGTGCAGTTGGCCGGGCAGCAATGCGCGGCACTAACGCACTACGCACAAGGCAAGTCATGTCAGCGACCGGGCGGCCCAACGTAGCATCGAAGTTTGATGAGCTGCTATTGGACCAAGACATCAGTCTTCCGTTCGACATACAGCCGGACGAGGCTGTACCGACCCTGCTCGCTAAGGAGTCCCGCTTCGCAGATGACATCGACGATCTACCGGATGGTACAAAGGAAGTCATCCGCCAGTCTGAGCGCATCCGAGCTGAATCGCTAGAGTCAACAGATGCCCTTACAGGTTTGACCTTAAATAAAGCCGACCGTACCAACGTCGTTAATCGAGTGATATCAGACCTCGATCTCGACGACGGCGCTTTTGTTCAAGGCCGAATGAACACACTAGAACGCTTTGAGAACGACACCGGCTTTAAGATGCGGGTAGTCGTAGGCGAGACCGCCGACGGTGGTTGGAAGAACATCGAAGATATCATAGACGAAGCTCTGGATATCGACCCGAATCTAGAGAACGTGCGTATCATGCGCGTAGGATCAACGGGTAAACTTGAAGACGTCTTCCTAACCCCCGACGAATTTGCTAGAGCTGCCACGAAACAAGAGGTTTCGGCGGATACAGCAGGCCGTATCGCTGGTGGAGATACCACCGACGAAAGCTTCTACCTTGTGTATGACCGGGATCGCTTCTGGCACGCAGTAGACAAAGAAGTGCTGGCTCCGGACACCTTTCTGGATACAGGCATGACACCCCGTGCTCTGCTAGCGCCTAACGCTAGGTTTGGCGACGACATCTACGCTTCATTCGTGAAGTCGTATATGGGAGAGGCACAGGTACTAAAGAATTTCGAAATACAGTTCAAGCCGTTTCACGATCTGTCGCTGCAAGACAAGCAGTTTGTCACATCGACCTTCGAGTGGATGGAGGACTTCGGTAAGAACCACGGACGCCCACCGGACTTGGGTGAGATTATGGCCCGATACGACGGTATCACAGAGCCGCAAGTCAGCGGTTTGGTATCGCTCCTAGAGGGCTACGATACTCTGCATGAGCTGTTTAATCGTAAGCTATATCGAGAGTTCCAAGCACTGGGCTACAAGACAGCCCGTCCGCGTAACCCGGACCTGCCTATATTTCATGGCGACGAGCTGGCGCGCGAGAGCGTGCCGAGCGGCTCGTACCTAGACCCGGATACGGGTAAGATGATACGCATGTCCAGTCGGGAAGTAGACGACCTGTACAATAGCGGCGGCAAGGTGATGAAGCTCGACATGAGCGTGGACGCAGCGA